GTTGATAACAAAGATACTAGCGATGCCAATGGCGTTGAGAAGGAGCATATCGGTGCTGCTTTCTGTGAGCGTCTGTTCGGTGGGACTTGGAAGCAGACTAGCTATAACGCTAATTTCCGCAAGCACTACGCTGGCATAGGTTATACCTATCGTTCAGACATAGATGCGTTTGTGCCTCCGCAGCCTTATCCTAGCTGGACACTAGACGGTGACGCTAATTGGCAACCACCTGTTGCTATGCCTACTGACGGACAGATGTATTCTTGGAACGAAGCTAATCAATCTTGGGACGCCATAAATGAGCCCTGAGCTACAGAAATACTATGAGGATCGCTTCACCATGATGGCCACCCAAGGCTGGCGCGATCTGCAAGATGATATCGAAAAGATAATAGAGACGCTTAACAACATTTCTGTTATTGACGGAGAAAAAGATTTACAATTTAAGAAGGGTGAGTTATCGATACTAACCTGGCTCAAGACGCTCAAGCAGGTCAGCGAGCAAGCTTACGAAGACTTACAAGATGAAAAGAATGTATGAATTTGTCTGCGAAAGCGGACAGCGCATCGAGCGGTTTACGTCTTATGAGGACAAGACCGTTAGTTGCAATTGCGGCAAGTTAGCCAGCCGCGTAATATCTGCAACGCCGTTTAGGTTGGAGGGGTGGTCGGGGCATTTCCCGACAGCTTTTCATCAGTTTGATAAAAAGCACCGCGACAAGCTAAAATCGGAGCAGAAGGCGAACAGATAAGCAGAAATGCCCTGTTCATGTTTAATCCTGGGAACCAAAAGATGGCAGGAAAAGGAAAATTGACATGCTGATTGATAGAGAACCGGAGACGCCTAGCGAGCTCGAAGCAGAAGAAGCGAAACTACCTGAACTTCAGGACACGACGAAAAATATCGTGCCAGAAGTCCCCGACCGATACAGAGGTAAATCGGTCGAAGACATCATAAAAATGCACCAGGAAGCCGAGAAAGTGATCGGCAGACAGGCGCAGGAAGTCGGGGAAGTGCGGAAACTGGCGGACGAGCTCATAAAGCAAAATCTCAGCGCCAAATCACAGCCTGTTGAGCAAAAAGAGCCTGAAGTAGACTTCTATGAAGATCCTCAGAAGGCGATTCAGCAGACCGTATCGCAACACCCTGACGTATTGGCTGCCAGACAAGCGGCGATGGAGTTAAAACGACTCCAAACGCAGCAGAAACTGGCGCAGGAACACCCCGACTATATGCAAATAGCGTCGGATCCTGACTTCCATGCGTGGGTTAAATCGTCTCCCATACGCTTGGAGTTGTACGCCAAGGCAGATGGCCAGTTCGATTTTGATTCGGGCAATGAATTGCTGTCTACCTATAAAGCTTTAAAGGGCGTCAAGACGCAGCAGGTGCAGACCGAACAAAAGGAAAAGCGCCAGCAGCAAATGAAGTCCGCACAAGTTGATACAGGTGGAACTGGAGAGACTTCAAAACGTGTCTACCGTAGGGCAGACCTGATTCGGCTAAAAATGACCGATCCGGCTCGCTACAATGCCCTGTCTGAAGAAATCATGCAGGCATATGCTGAGGGGCGGGTCAAGTAATTTACTTTTGACTTAAGGAGTTAGACATGGCAACCGCATTTAGCCCTGCAAATAGCGTTACTACCACTACAGCAGCAACCTTCATTCCAGAGATTTGGAGTGATGAAATTGTTGCCTCTTACAAGAAGAACCTCGTTCTGGCCAATCTGGTCATGAAGATGAACTTCCGTGGCAAGAAAGGCGACACCGTTCACGTTCCGTCCCCGACCCGTGGCGCTGCCTCGGCAAAAGGCGCAACCAACGCAGTTACGCTGATCGCTGCAACCGAGAACGAAGTGCAAATCGCTATCGATAAGCACTACGAGTACAGCCGTTTGATCGAAGACATCGTCGAGACTCAGGCTCTGAACTCGCTGCGTCAGTTCTACACCGACGACGCTGGTTACGCTTTGGCCAAGCAGGTTGATTCTGACCTGATCCAACTGGGCCGTGCGTTCAATGGCGCCACCGTCGGCACCAACGACTACGCTACCAGCAACAGCTCGACCAAAGCTTTCATCGGCTCGGACGGCACTACTGCCTACAACAGCACGACCTCGAACGCTGCTGCGCTGACGGATGCTGCTATCCGCCGCACCATCCAGCGTCTGGATGACAACGACACCCCGATGGACGGTCGTTTCTTTATCATCCCTCCGTCGTCGCGCAACACCCTGATGGGCCTGGCTCGCTACACTGAGCAAGCTTTCGTGGGTGACGGCAATGCCATCCGTAACGGCGAAATCGGCAATCTGTACGGCATCCCCGTGTTCGTTACCTCCAACGCCGACTTCGGCGCGGGTAACTCGGGCGCTGACCGTATTTGCCTGATGGGCCACCGTGACTCGATGGTGCTGGTTGAGCAGATGGGCGTTCGCTCGCAGACTCAGTACAAGCAGGAATACCTGGCCACCCTGTACACCGCAGACATGATCTACGGTGTGAAGGCCATGCGTACTGCTGCAACTGTCGGCGCAGCTACCTCGTCCTCGGCTTTTGCTCTGGCTGTCCCGGCCTAATTGAGCGCCCCGGCCTTTGGGCCGGGGGTTTCCAACTTAATTAGGAGAACATCATGGCAAATGCAACTTCCGTGACAGTCCGCGCTGGCAATGACCAGTTTCGCGGTCTGTATTCTGACACTTGGCTGGTTTCAGCCACACTAAATGCAGATAGTCTGGCCGACGGCGCAGGCGACACTGATACCGTAGCGGTTCCAGGCGTAGCTCTGGGCGATATGGTTCTATCGGCGTCGCTGGCAGTAGACGTCGCAGGCTTGATTGTGACTGGCTACGTCAGCGCAGCCAATACTGTCAGCATTCGTTTCCAAAACGAGACTGGCGGTACTGTCGATCTGGCGTCAGCTACGCTGCGCCTGGTCGTCGCTCGCTCGCTGGCCTAATAATCAGGGGCTTCGGCCCCTGATTTTTCATCTGGAGTACCTATGTCTGTAACTTTTCGCTGCCTCTCCAGCGGCCAAACCGTCACTTTCACGCTTCAGCATGACATTGATAGCATGAAAGGCCATGCCGGTTACGTCCGAGTGGATGAGGAAGGGAACGAAGACCCGCTGCAACACGACGCTGTACGTACTGACACCGCATTCAGGGCGCCTACCCCACAAAAACGTCCTGGTAGACCAAGGAAGCATTGAAATGTCTGAGATTGATTTGCGCGAATTCGGCAAGCTGGAAGCCCAGGTTGAGGTACTTCAGACCGAAGTCCATGCTTTACGCGATGACGTCAAAAAGCTTTTAGAGATGGCCAACAAGTCCAAAGGTGGCTTGTGGGCAGGCATGGCCATCGTTTCGGCCCTAAGTAGTCTGGCCGCGTTTGTTTTGGATAGGACACTTCTAAAATGAAAATGAGCAAATCCGACAAGAAGGTCAAGAAGGTCATGGGGGAGTACAAGGCCGGCACGCTGCATTCCGGTAAAGGTGGCCCCGTGGTCAAGTCTCGCAAGCAGGCAATCGCCATCGCGCTATCCGAGGCCGGCAGATCCTTGCCGCAGCGAGGCCAGCGTACTGCTAAAAATAGGGCCAAGAAATGAAAAAGCCAGTCTGGGATCAGAAACGCCCAAAGGGTTTAGGACCCTCCAAGCCGCTATCCCCGGCTAAAAAAGCTGCTGCCAAGCAAATGGCCAAAAAGGCCGGGCGGCCCTATCCAAATTTAATCGACAATATGCGAGCCGCGAGGAAGAAATGACCTCTAAGACGCCAGCTTGGCAGCGAAAAGCCGGTCAAAACCCCAAGGGCGGCTTGAACGCCAAAGGCCGTGCGTCCTATAATGCTGCAACAGGTGGGAACCTGAAAGCGCCGGTCAAGTCCGGCGACAACCCAAGACGAGCTTCTTTTCTTGCCAGGATGGGCAATATGCCCGGCCCCGAATACAAGGGTGGCGAACCGACCCGGTTGCTGCTGTCCTTAAAAGCGTGGGGCGCGTCATCCAAGGCAGATGCAAAGGCAAAAGCTAAAGCTATCTCCGCAAGGAATAAGGCGAAAAGCAAATGACCTATTTAGAACTCGTCAACTCCATATTGCTCCGGCTGCGCGAGCCAACGGTTTCTACTGTTGCGCTGACCGCGTATTCCCAGCTCATCGGTAAGTTCGTCAATGACGCCAAGCGTCAGATTGAGGATTCCTTTGACTGGAACGCCCTTGGCCAAGAAATTACCATTACTACTGTTTCTGGCACGTACGAATACGCGCTGACCGGCGCTGGCCAGAAATTTCGCGTCACCAGCGAGCCACTAAATACGACTAGCAATGTTGTCATGCAAACGATCTCGGTGGCTGACATGCGTCGTCGTCAAAATTTCACGCCGATCGTTCAGAACATCCCGACGCAATACTGCTTTGAGGGCGTAGACGCCAGCGGCGACGCCAAGGTGCAGCTCTACGGCATCCCAAACGGCGTCTACACATTGAAATTTTTCTTGTGCGTGCCGCAAGCTGACTTGACGGCTGATGGCGATGAGCCGTTAGTGAATTACAAGTTGATCGAGCAAAACGCTTATGCTCGCGCGCTAGTTGAGCGCGGCGAGGATGGCGGCCTGTCGTCGTCGGAAGCCTACAATCTGTACCGCTCGATGCTCTCGGATTACATTGCCTTGGAAGCGACGCGCTTTCCTGAAATGCAGGAGTTCGTCGCAATATGAGCCAGACACTTGAGCGATTTTCGATCTCCGCACCTGGGTTTTACGGATTAAATACCCAGGACTCGCCGCTGGATTTGGCGGCCGGGTTTGCGCTGACCGCTCAAAACTGCATTCTGGACAAGTACGGCCGCATGGGCGCACGCAAGGGTTGGACTAAGGTCAACACCAGCACTGGCAATCTGGGCGCCAACGATGTGGGCGTCATCCATGAGCTGGTGCAGTCCGACGGCAACGTAACGGTCTTATGCGCTGGCAACAATAAGCTCTTTAAATTAAGCGGTACAAGTCTGACTGAGCTCACCTACGGGGGAGGGGGTACGGCCCCAACGATTAGCGCAAGCAACTGGCAGTGCGCGTCGTTAAGCGGTATTACCTACTTTTTCCAGGCAGGCCATGACCCGCTGATATACGACCCAGCAGTCAGCACCACTACGTATCGGCGCGTTAGTGAAAAGACAGGCTACGCCGGCACCGTGCCATTAGGCAATATCGTTTTGTCAGCTTACGGTCGTTTGTGGATTGCCGGCACCAATGCCGACAAAGTGACGTTGACGTTTTCTGACTTGCTCTCCGGCCACGTCTACACCGGTGGTACCTCCGGCACATTAAATGTCAACTCCGTCTGGCCGAACGGCGCGGACGAGATTACTGGACTGGCAGCGCACAACGGCTTTTTGTTCATCTTCGGCAAGCGCCAGATTCTGGTGTACCAGGGGGCTACTGCGCCGTCCACCATGTCGCTATACGACACAGTGATTGGCATTGGCTGCCAATGGCGCGACTCGATACAGAGTACGAACACGGACGTCGTTTTCCTGTCCAACAGTGGTGTGCGGTCCATCATGCGGACGATTCAGGAAAAGTCGGCACCGTTTCGTGACCTAAGCAAAAATGTTCGCAACGACTTAATGCAGTTAGTTGCTGGCGAGACACCTGCAAATATTAAAGCTGTTTACTCGGAAGTTGACGCGTTTTACCTTCTTACGTTTCCCACCGCCAATCAAGTGTATGTTTTCGACACACGATCGGTGATGCCAGACGGCGCGTCTCGCGTAACTACTTGGTCGCAGATAGACCCTACCGCTCTATACGCCCGTCGTAATGGCGATTTGTTGATAGGCAAAACGGGCTACATAGGCAAGTACACAGGCTATTTGGACGACACTTCAACCTACCGTATGGCGTATTACACCAACCATGCGGATTTAGGTGATGTGTCGGTGACATCTATTGTTAAACGCATTTCAATCGTAGTTATTGGTGGGTCAAATCAGACTGTCACTATTAAATGGGGGTATGACTTTTCTGAGAACTATCTTTCGGAGAACGAAGACATACCGACGCAAGGTATTTCTGAATACGGCATTGCAGAGTACGGAGCTAATGGTGTGCCAGTCGCTCAATACGCAGGCGGTATTGTTATCCAAACTTTGACTACTCAAGCAACAGGTTCTGGCAAGGTAGTGCAAACAGGATACGAAGCAGAAGTAAACGGGTATGAGTTGTCTATCCAAAAGATTGAGATTTTGGCCAAGCGTGGCCGTATAAGTTAAGGAGCGGCCATGTCCGACTACACAAAATCGACCGACTTTGCCTCGAAAGACGCGCTGCCCTCTGGCAACGCGGGCAAGATCGTCAAAGGCACTGAGATTGACACCGAGTTCAATAACATCGCCACAGCGATTGCGACTAAGGCAGATTTGGCCAGTCCGTCTTTGACCGGCAGCCCAACAGCGCCTACGCAATCAAGCGGCGACAGCTCGACTAAATTGGCAACAACGGCGTTTGTGGCTGCGGCAATAACGTCGGGTATCGCTGCGGCATACCCAGTCGGTTCTATTTATATCAACGCTACTAACAGCACTAACCCCGCGACGCTTTTGGGGTTTGGTACATGGACGGCGTTCGGCGCTGGCCGCGTGATGGTAGGTTTTAATGCGTCTGATCCACTATTTGATACGGCGGAAGAAACCGGCGGATCGAAAGACGCAGTGGTAGTTACCCACACCCACAGCGCATCTACCAGCATTAGTGATCCAGGACACCGGCATACTGAAATGTATAACAACGGTGGCTCACCAAGGGCTATGGTGTCTAATACAGGTGATGGCAGTTCAACCGCAGGTAATGTTCCGGCAGCCGGCGGCAATACTACTAGTAATGCGTTGTTAACTGAATCTTCTAATACCGGTATCAGCGCATCAACTTCTGTTAGCAGCACCGGTTCCTCCGGCACAAATGCAAACTTGCAGCCGTACATTACTGTGTACATGTGGAAACGCACGGCATGAGCGCCGTACTTGAAAATGTTGGTGGTCAAATTACCCATCATTTTTCTGATGGGTTATACGCCAAAGAAGCTTTCGTGCCAGAGGGCACAGCAATTTTGAAGCACACGCATGACTTTAGCCATTTGTCGATTTTGGCTAAAGGCAAAGTGGCAGTGATGACGGATGAAAAGGTTGATATTGTTGAGGCGCCTGCTTGCATAGAAATAAAAGCAGGCATAACGCACGGCATCAAAGCGATTACTGACTGTGTTTGGTTTTGCATTCACGCAACGGACGAGAAAGATCCGGATAAAGTGGATGAAATTTTGATTAAGGGGTACTGACATGCCAATCGGTGGACTTATCAGCGCTGGCGCAAGTTTGCTAGGCGGCTATCTTCAAGGTGAGGCCGCTAAAGACGCGGCCGAAACGTCTGCAGGCGCGCAACTTCAAGCCGCACGTCTTGCGGCGGAAGAGTCGCGCTTTAGACCTGTTGGTATTACGACACGGTTTGGCACCAGTCAATTTACGATGGACCCAAAAACGGGTCGATTAAGTGCCGCCGGCTACACCATCAGCCCAGAACTTAAGGCGTACCAAGATCGATTGGCCGCTTTGACGGGCGGAGCGCTTACACAAGCGGAACAAGCGCCGCAACTGTACGCGCCGCTAGGCACTGCAGCAACGGGCCTATTTGGCTTGGGCCAGCAATACATGGCGCAGTCGCCTGAGCAAGTCGCGCAGCAGTACATGCAGCGTCAAATAGATTTGCTGGCACCCGGTCGTGAACGTCAATTGGCTGAGTTGCGCAACCAAGTGTTCCAGACTGGTCGTTCCGGCTTGGCAGTTGGCGCAACAAGCGCGCGCCCATCCGGCATGGCAGGTCTTGGTGCTACCAACCCAGAACTTGAGGCGTACTACAACTCGTTGGCGCAGCAAGACGCGATGCTGGCCGCTCAAGCCCAGCAAGAAGGCCAACGTCAATTGGCGTTTGGTACGGGCTTATTTGGTCAAGGCGCTAATTTGCTTGGCCAGATGCAAGCCGGCCAGGTTGGTGCGCTGACACCATTTACTAGCTATCTGGGTGGCGTGAGTTCTTTGGAGAGCCTGGGTCTGCAGCCGCTGGAACTAGGCGCCAATTTGGGTGGCCGCAACGTCAATACGGCAGGCGCCAATGCGCTACTGCAAGGCGGTTTGGGCGCGGCTCAGTCAATGCAGCAAGCAAATGCGTACAGTCCGTGG